CTCTGACGAGCCTATTGAACAGGAAGAAACATAAATAACTACTATACTAGTTGAATATAAAAATGTCGGCGTTAAAAGTAACCCAAAAAATAGCGAAATTAGGGAGCACTGGTAAGGCAGGTCCGATAGCCCTTAAATCAGGATATCTAAGATTTGTTGTAAAAGCAGATGCTCATATTGAGGTCGGAATGGATCCAACTGTTAGTACTACTAATAGTTTATTTGTTGCATCTGGTGAAAGTGTAATTCTAAAAGAATCTGTTGCTTCTGCACCGACTGTTGGAGTTACTAATGCATCAGGAGCAATTAAATTTGATTTGCATGATGGAATGGATAGTCCATTTGCGGTAGGTGATAAAGTTGCGGTAACTGGTTGTGCTCCTGCTGGTATTAATACTACTGCTGCAGAAGTAACCGCAGTTACTGGTCCAACTCCATTTAGTGGGATTCATGGACAGCAAATAACTTTAAATTATGGTGATGCTAATCTTGCTGCTACTGATGCAGAAGGTGAGATTAGAAAAGTTGTTTATGCTGATGTTAACTGTAGTGGTAACGTCCATATTAGTGAAGTTCAAATTGTAGGAGGATAATCCAATGAAACTGATTACTGAAGAAGTATCAAACGTTAAATTCATTACCGAAGGTAAAGGTTCTAAAAAGAAACTTTATATTGAGGGATGTTTCCTTCAAGGTGAACTTAAAAATCGTAATGGTAGAGTTTATCCTATAGACACTCTTGCAAGAGAGGTTGGTAGGTATAACGAAAATTTTATATCAAAGGGTCGTGCTCTTGGAGAATTAGGTCATCCTGATGGTCCAACAGTAAACCTTGATAGGGTTTCCCATAAAATTACATCTCTTACACAAGAGGGTCATAATTTTATAGGTAAAGCACAAATCCTAGAAACACCTATGGGTAAGATTGCAAAATCTTTACTTGATGAAGGTGTTATGTTAGGTGTTTCCTCTCGTGGTGTTGGTTCATTAAAAGAAGACCATCGTGGATGCAAAGTTGTAGGTGAAGATTTTCAGTTAGCAACTGCTGCTGATATCGTTGCTGATCCTTCTGCACCTGATGCTTTTGTTAATGGAATCATGGAAGGAAAAGAGTGGGTTTGGGACGGAGGAATTCTTCGTGAACAACTCGCATCACAAACAAAGAAGCGTATTAATACGTTAGTAGATCAAAGAAGACTTGAAGAGCATAAGTTGAACTTATTCAACGATTTTCTCTCAAATCTATAAACTCTATAAATAAATACAGATTAACAATCTATAAACAAATGTCCGTTGGTAGCAATTTACAAGAAATGGAAAACGTAGTAACCAAAGGAGCCAAGCCAGCTGAGCCAATCCAAAAGCTTGCAGGTACAACACCTGGTCAAGCTGCGGTTGAAGACTTAGGCGGTCCTACTCCTGAAAATTATAAAGTCGATGATGATTCGGCTAAGTTGAAAACACCTGGTGCATCACTTAAGCAAGTTAAGGATGTCGTTAATAAAGGTGCTAAAGCTGCAGAAGCAGTTTCAGACAAACTAGAAGATGGTCAGGAAGTAGTGGCTGAAGAACCTGCAAAGGAAGAAGAAACTACTGTTTCTGAAGAAGAGACATCAACGGAAGAAGTTGTTGCTGAATCTGAAGAATCAACCGAAGAAGTTGTAGCAGAAGCAGAAGAGACAGTCGAAGTCAGCATTGACGAAGATATTGAAGCTCTTATTTCTGGCGAAGAACTTTCTGAGGAATTCCAAGAGAAAGCAAGAACAATTTTCGAGGCAGCAATTCAAGCTAAAGCATCGGAAATTAGTGAGCAACTAACTGCTTCATACGAAGAGAAACTCGTAGAAGAAGTTGCTACAATTAAACAAGAATTGTCAGGTCGTGTTGACTCTTATCTAGAGTACGTCGCTGATGAGTGGATGCAAGAAAATGCACTCGCAGTCGAAAACGGTCTGAAAACAGAAATGACTGAATCCTTCTTAGGAGGTATGAAGTCACTATTTGAAGATCATTATGTAACTATCCCTGAAGAGAAATATGATGTCATCGAGAGTATGGTAGATAAACTTGATGAAATGGAAGGAAAACTCAACGAGCAAATCGAGAAAAACGTTGCTCTTAATAGGAGATTAGCTGAGTCAGCTGCTGATGTAATTTTTGCAGAAGTAACTGAAGGACTTGCCCAAACACAAAAGGACAAGATTGCCTCACTCATTGAAAATGTTGAGTTTGAAAGTGAAGACGCATACCGTGAGAAGCTGGTAACTTTGAGAGAATCTTATTTCCCATCAAATACAGCTCAAAGAGACACATCAGAGAATCTAACAGAAGAAAATGGTTCCGCAGATTACCAACCAATTGGTGCATCAATGGAAGTATATCTTAATTCACTGAAGCGTGTTGTTAAAAAATGATTTTAAATCATTGATTCAAACTTAAAACTTTTAATAGGTAAACACAAATGCAAGCCCCTCTTAATCAAGAGGCTCTTCAAGAAAAGTGGGCTCCTTTACTAGACTACAACGGTCTAGATGAGATTAAAGATCCACATAAAAGAATGGTTACTGCCGTTCTCTTGGAGAACCAAGAAAAAGCACTCCGTGAAGAGCGTGAGTTCTTAGCAGAAGGCCCTCCAACCAACAGTACCAATTCAGGTGCAAATGCTGGTTTCAGTGCTAGTGCTTCTTCCCCAACAGCTGGTTTTGATCCTGTTCTAATCAGCCTTATCCGTCGTTCAATGCCTAACTTGGTCGCATATGACCTAGCAGGTGTTCAACCAATGAACGGACCTACAGGACTTATTTTCGCAATGCGTTCTCGCTACGAGAAGCAAGACGGAAACGAAACATTCTACAACGAAGTCGATTCTGCATTCTCTGGACAAGCAGAGGGTGGTGGAAAACTCACCGATGGATTCGTAGATGGTAACGTTGGTTTGGGTACAACTGCACAAAGCGGTTCTAATCCTGGACTTCTAGGTGCTACTGGTACTGCTGCTCAACAGAAGATCTACAACGTAGGTCAGGGTATGCGTACAGACGACGCTGAAGCATTAGGCGATGGCGTTAACAATAACTTTAACCAGATGGCATTCTCCATCGAGAAGGTTACGGTTACTGCTAAGTCTCGTGCGTTGAAAGCTGAGTACTCACTAGAGCTCGCTCAAGACCTTAAGGCAATCCACGGATTGAACGCTGAGGCTGAGTTAGCAAATATCCTCTCTACAGAGATACTTGCTGAGATCAACCGTGAAGTTATCA